TAAAAATATTCCGATTACAAGATTTTCTTCAGATGAGTATGGATTTTCATCTGGAGATATTTCTATTTTTAAGTCTGCTCTCATAGAGAAGACATCTTCTGATGATTCATTTTTAAAAGAGCTTTTAAATGAACAACCCGTCAGCAAGAGAGATGCTCTAGTTTCAACTTTTCCAGAACTGAAAAAATTTATTTAGGTGAAAGATGTCATTAAAACTTTTAAAAAAACAAGCAGAAACAGCACTTCGTTCCTTAGAGATTGGAAAAGAATATCCATCTAAATACGTAGTTAATAGATTTGATTCCGCTTGGGATAAAAACCAAAAAGATCAAGTTATTGGAAATATGAGAAGTGTCATCACAAAGATGGCATCCAAAAAACAATACTTTTCTCAAAATGAGATTACCGATCTATACAATAGATTCAATAATCTTTCTGGCGGAGAAACCTCTTTCCGTGATGAACTTGGAGATCTTCTTCGTGATGGCTACGGAAAGCTTCCTGAGCCAGTCAAGACAGACATCTCTAAGACTGCTGCCGATATGTCCAAGCCAGTAACTCTAAATGAAAAAACTGCTCTTTCTGATGCGTTCTCTGTTTTGTTCTCATTTGGATCAAATGATGATTCCGGAACATATAACAAGAATCTAGTAAAGAAAGCAGAAAGACTAATCTCACTAGAACTCAATGCAATGGGTATTAAGCCGGATATGGTTAAGACCGTAACTGGAAATGAGCACTTTATTCTTTGCAACGCATATTACAAAAATTCAGACTTTACAACTAGCCACGTAAGTATTCCAGTACAAGTCTCAAACGGTTCTGTCGGGATACCATCAGAACTAGTTGCTGGTGGAGATCTTATAAGATTAAGTAAAGAAAATGTTCTTGTTCAATTAAAGACAGCTCAAAAGACTAAGAAAGATTCGGATCTTTCTAAATATTCGGATCTTCGTCAAACACAAGTTCTCTCTACTCCATCTGTTAAGGCTCCTGCTGCACTAAATGAGAAATTTGCGCTTTCTGATGAGATGATTCTTGCTTCAAATAAATTCTCTCAAGACCAGATTAGACTAGCCTCTTCTGTAGTTGCTGGAGAAGTTTCTTCTTGGGGAGCAAGAGCACAAGTTAAGTTTGCAGGAACAAACGACAGAGGCATGTCATTCTTAGTAAAGACTGCAACTTCTGTTGGAGAAAAATCATTTGTAGTTCCAGTGGAAATTACTAATGGAAAAGTGGCTATGCCATCTGAATTTGTTTCAAATTCCTCAAAGTATGATTTTTCCTCTCGTGGTTATGCAGAATTTCTTTCCGGCGCAAAGGTATCTACAGCCTCCACCTTCTCCAGAGATACTGATGAATTAGGAAGATTATCTTATCCTCAGCTAATGGATGTTATAATTGATGGTATATCTAAAAAAGATTATAAGGCATCTGAAGATGCACTTTCTGCCATTGGATCAAAGTTTGGACCAGAAAGATTTAAGATTGCTCTAGAAGAATTTCAGAAGTTTGTAAAGACTGCCTCACAATCTTTTGATCAAGATCTTATTAAGTCAGCAGTTTCTCGTGGAGATCTTATTCGTACTAAAAATTCTGTCGAATGGTTCTGTCCAAAGCTTGGTCTTCCATTGAGTAAAATTGCTTTTGATGTATCTGGCCGACCTGTTCCTAAATTTAGGAATGAAAAGCGCAATCTTGAAACACTTGGCGAAGTTGGGTTCTCAACAAGCAAGATATTTATTTCATAAGGATATATCTAAATGAACAACTCAATGCGTCAAAAATTAAAATTACTCTATAAAAAAGCTCAAGCGGCTGGAATTCTTCAAGAGCCAAGAATGGAAGTTACTGAATATAGAAATAGGCTTGAAACTCAAAGAGAGATGAATTTGCCCAAGGTAGACACCTCTAAGCTTTACGGTGTATTTGGTGAACAGCCAGATTATAAGCCTGTAATATCAGAAGGTAATCATGCTCTATCGACCAGATATGCTCCTGATATGCCCGGGGTTCAGGCGGCGGTCCCCTCTGATGGAGTAAGAGTAAATCCATATACTAAGCAAGTATTTGATTATAACAATGGGTTTAAAACTAGTGATGGAAGAAACTTTTCACCAACAAGTGTTTCTAACCAAACTAAAATCTTCTCAAGATAATAAATTTTAGGTAAAATAAGAATAAGCCTATAAAGGGCTTATTTTTTTAGGAATCACATGGAACAAAGTAAAGTCATAAGGCACCCAGATAAAGATGAACTTATCAAGATGCTGCTCAATGGCGATTCCGTAAAGCAAATTGAAGCTTGGTTGAAAAAAAAATATCCTCGATCTAAGCGCCATCATATTTCCTATATGACTCTTCAAAAATTTAGAGCTGAACAACTAAATATAAAAGGAGATCTTCTAGAGGATATTAAAACAAAAAAAAGATCTGATGAATTGATCTCTACTAACACAGAGACTAGGCTTGCAGTGTCTAACTCCTCTGAGTATCAAAAGAAAGTAGAAGAAATAGTATCCAATGAAATGGATGTTGCCAGAAAGCTATTAGAAATGGAAAAGCTTATTTCTGCAAGAATGGAGTTTTATTATAATGCCGTTGCTAACGGTGGAAGCATTAAACATGATCGGGTATTTTTAGAATATTTAAATACTATGAGATCTGTTATGCAAGATTGGAAAAAATATATTGAAGGATTTGCAGATAAAAAAATTGAACATAATTTAAATATTAATGTTGTAAATGATCAACTAAAAATAGTGAAAGAGGTTGTTTTAGAAGTATTAAAGGATATGGACCCATCACTAGTTCTTATTTTTATGGAAAAACTTAATTATCGCATGTCCGGATTAAAACATGATTCTCCAGAATATAATCAATACTTAATAGAGGTATCAGATGCAGAAGAAGTATAGCTCAGACAATACGGTTCACCTAACAAAAGAAGACTTAAATACTCCAGTTTCTATGGTAAGCTGGCTAAAAAAGAATTTTTCTGAAATAAAAACAGAAGATATAGAGCCTAAAGATCTATCATCTGCATTGGATGGAATTCTTCATGATAAAAATTTTATTTTATTAAGTAATGAAAAAAAGAATGAGTTTTTAGCAATATTTAATACATTAAAAATTACACTAAATAAACTTAAAAAGTTGCCCTAGATTATGAATAAATATTCTAAAAAATATAATCATGAAATAGATTCTTTTATAAGAGATGCTTCTAATGATATTTCTAATTTTCAAATAGAAGAATCAGAACTTAATTCTTTTTTAAATTTAAAAAGAGCCGTTAAAAATATTTGTGGAAATAAGTCTAATGATGTAATAAGCTATGCTTGGAAAAATAAAGATATAGTTAAAAAATTAAAAACAGAAAATGATCTATATTTTTACATAACATCAATCCTTATTGACAAAAACTCAATGAAGAAGGTTGCATATCCTATGGCAGAAAATTATTTTTTTAAAAATCCCTTCTATGGATATGATCTTCAGTCTTGGGCAACCTGTGTTCATAAGATTTATGAATCAGTCTATAAGGAAGGAGCAGATTACTCAGATTCTGTTATAAAATATTCTAGTAATATTTTTAAAGATGATGAAGAAAGAACCAATTTTTTATCTTGGTTGAAATATTATAACCACGGAGAACACTTGAAATACAATATAAAAACAGCTTCATTTAATTTTGGGCTTAATGCTGGTGGAAATCTATACAAAGAAGATTACATGGGGACTGATTTTGTTCTTGATCATGACGTTCAGGCTAATAATGCAAAAGAGCATGGTGAGACTAAGCTTAATTACAAAAACTGGAAAAAGAAATTTAACACTGCATTAAGAAGAGTTGATAAAATTTTAAAAGAAAGTGAAGATTATGTAGACCCTGATAAATATGAGGAAATCTCTCAAGTTCTTAATAAACTTGATGTTCAGGTAGGAAAAATAAGACTTCAGGCCTCTGCATCTGATATAAGCTATCGTGCCGCTGGACAATTAAAAAAGTTGGGCTTTGATCAGGGAGCCTCTGTTTTATACAAGTATTCTCAGGAAGCAGCCCCACCAGAGGCCGCTCCCGTGCCATCCGAGCTTACCGACGCTGCTCCAGTTATTACTGAGGACGCTGGTCCATCTGCAGCCGAGTTGGAGAGAAAACAGCAAGATAAAGAGAATATAGAGAAGGGCAGGGAAGTAATGAAGGATATCTATCCTGTACCTGGACCAAGAAAAAATGAATATGAAGATATTATGAAAAAAGATGTTTCCGTTGATGATGCTTCTAGGAAATTAGAGCAGATTGCAGGAACCCTTTCAGACCGCAGAGTCATTAGATATCTTGCCGAGTTTGATATTATGCTTGATAAAGTTGGAATTGCATCAATGTTCCCTGAACTTGCAGAGGCGCAGAGCAAGCTAATTGAATCATATTCTTACGCTTTAACAAGAGTAACTAAGATGTTAGGTATGTTGTCAAATAATAAGGCCATTATGGAGATGACAAGATTAGAGGCCGAACAAGAGAGGCTTGAACAGCCAGGTGCTATGAGCCCAGCCGCTCCAGCTGCTCCAGTACCAAGTCCTTCAGAGGCCCCTCAGCAGCCCGCTCCAACAACGCCTACTCCGGTAGTTGAATAATTAACCCATGATTGCTGGTAATTTACAGCGCTTTCAAAAGCCCCTAGAAATTATGCTTGCGATAAGTAAGCAATATTCTATAGATAAGCCGTACGTTGTTGGCGGAATAGTTAGAGATCTTCTTTTCAAAAGACAGAATCCATCTCCAGATTTAGATATAACTACAAACTCTTCAGAGTGTGTTAGGCTGGGAATACTATTTTCATCTTCCACCGGTCAAATATTTAGAATGTTTGAAGATAGGCATATTAGAGTATTTCACCTTGGAGAAAATATAGACTTTTCCCCAGGAGTATTGAGCTTTTCTCATCCCGGTATTTTATCTTGGGTTAAGGAAAATGTTCCAGAAAAAGAAAGGTATGTGGAATCATTCTCTAGAGACTTTACAATAAATTCAATGTATCAAGATATTGAAAGTGGAAAAGTATTTGATCCGACTGGGTTTGGAATCAATGATATTGAATCTAAAATCTTGAGAACTCCCGCTCCACCAGAGATTACTATTAAAAATGATCCCAGAAGAATCTTTAGAGCTATAAAATTAGCCAGTCAATTTGGACTCTCAGTAGATAGCTCTATTGTAGAATATGTAAGGGAAAATTCTGAAGTTATATTAAATCCAAGATTAACAACTCAATATATGACAATGGAAGTTAATTTGGCATTTGAATTTAATCCAGAAATTGCAATGGCAACCATTTTTGATTTAGGTTTGTTTAAGATAATTCCATTATCAGGATCTTATTCTGATTATTTAATTAAAAACAAACTATTATCAAAATATCTATCTTAATTTACTATTAATATTTTTGGACAAATATCATGATCAGAGGAAAATATAAAAAATGTCCATTTGGACTTCCTATCCCAGACGCGTGCAAGTGCGCTGGAAAATCAGTATTTTCCATGAAGAGAATTAAAGATGATTCCTCAAAAGAAGATAAAGAGTATAATTATCAGGTATTTTTATCATTAGAGGAAGAATCAGAATGTCCTTTTGCGGATCTAATTCTGGAAAAAAAAGATGCAGTAGACTGCAAGTATAATCCAGAAGATTATAAGAAGATGTCTGGAAATAGTTTTGTTTCCGGAAGCCCAATATATCCAAATTTATATATTGGAAATTCTAAGTCTTATCAATCATATCCTGTAAACTACTATTCTGATGATAATATAAGAAGCATTTATTATGGTATTATAAGTTTAATAGATTAGGAGCACTAATGTCTCAGTTTTCAAAATCAGCTATTGTTTATTCCGAAGGCGACAACATTGTTGCTTTTGCAGAGGACGAATCCTTTCTTGTCGATAACGGTCACCATCTTGATAACGCATCTGATGATTTTTATTCTGTAGAAACATCAGAAGAAAGACCAGGAGAAGGAAAGAGAATTATTCCTGGCACAATGACCTATGTAGAGGATGTTGATGTTGATATGACGGATGATCCGCCTCCCCCATCTAAGCCAAAAACTTGGCAAGAAGATAGGGCTGTAGATAATTTTATGGATCATGTCAAAGATTCTTATCCACACAAGATTCCAAAACACGATGGAAAAAGTATTGTTGGAGCAGAAAGAGCAGTAAAATGGCTAAGTAATTTTGGAAAAGAAATTTCTGAAGCCGTAAGAAAAGATGATTCTGGTATCCTAGATGATTCCGTTCTTGAAGAAATAAGAGTATCCGTAATGAAAGATATTCTTCTTCTAAAGGAGCATATCAAGAAACTAGACAAAGCCTTCAAGGGTAAGCTGAAAAAGAAGGCCGGTCTTGACGGTGATATCATGAAATATGCAGAAGAAATAGAGCTTGCATATAATCACGAGGTTACTGGTGAAATCAAGAAGATTGCCGCCCATCCAAAGATTCAGCTTGTGGTTTCTCCTTTTGAAAGAGCAATCTCCGGAATTATCATCAACTCTGTTGTCTCCGGAGGAAAACCTCTAGAAGAAGTTTATGACTTCTTAAAGGAAAAATACAAACTCACTGATCGTGAAGAGCTTGCCATTATGCAAGTTATCCTGGATAGCGGATTCCCAATCTTTAAAGATCGTGGCACTTTCTCATCTAAGAAGGACAAGGATTCTGGAAAGATGCATGGAATTGAATTCATCAAGAATTATTTCTCATAGGATTTAATATGTCTGAAATTAAAAGAACAAACGAAACTGAGAGCTATACTACTACTGTTGATTGGCTTCAAGATTTTATCAATAAAATGGCAAAATCTGCGCCTCCTGCTCCACCTACAATCTCTACTGCCAGTAGAGAAAAATTTGCCACAATCGAAGATAAGATGAAAGATATTAAATCGCGAGTTGGATTTGGAGCAATCACAAAGATAACTCAAGATTCTAGTCAAAAGATTGTTGTTGAGTCTGCAAAGAAATGTGATTGTGAAAAAAAGAATGGAAAATGTACCTGTTTCAATAAAAAGAAAGTTAGTAAAGAAAAAATTAATTCTTTAAAAAACATTCTTCAATACATTTCGGATATGATTGCATCTGAGCCCCATCTTCTTGAGCCTGAAATTAGATCTCGCTGTATTGAAAATAGAGAGCTTGGGTTTGAATCCTTAAACATAAGACCCACTAAACTTAAAAAATTTATTGCCAATAAAAGAGGCGTTAATCCATCTGTTTCAGAGGTAATGTATATAAAGCCAGACGTTAATGGTGCCTCATCAGAAGAAGATATTGCAGATTATTTTAGGCATGGGCTACCTCAGTCTAGATAAATAAGTAAAATGTAAGTTATGAGTGACTTTAAACAAAAAGAAAAAGAAAGTTTTGATCAAATAAAAAGTTCTTTCTTAGATTTTGATCCTGCATTTTTTATTGAAAATAATTTAACAATAGATGGCAGTGAGTTCAAAATTATTGGTAATGGTTGGAAGTTTATGGTCGATGTTTATCGATACATTGGGCTTCAAGCTACTCAAAAAGGAGGAAAGCCAGTTGTAATAAAAAAAGGTCGTCAGGTTGGTGCGACTATGATGGCAGCAGCTATCGATCTTTTTTTTACAAATAGTGGACTCTTTCACAAACCACCCATTAGAGTTCTTCATGCTTTTCCATCCCTTGGGCAAGTAAAGAAATTTTCTCAGGACAAGTTAGAGGGATTTGTTAGAACTTCTAAAAATGGATTTATTTCAAAAAATAAACTTGATAAAAATTCTGTTGATAATTTAACAATGAAACAATTTAAAGATGGCACTCTTTGGGTTGATAGCATTGGTGAGGATGGTGACAGAATCCGTGGTATGACTGTTGACGCCATCTTTTTTGACGAATGCTTTCCATATGAAACCTACATAGAAGTTGAGGGTGGAAAAATTCAAATTGGGGAAGTATTTGAGTTATTTAGTGCGGGCTTACAAATTCCACTTATAAAGAGCTATAATGAAAAGCTCAATATTTTTGAATATAAGAAGATTAAAAATGCATGGAATCGCGGAGAGAAAAATATGATAGAGCTTCAGCTTGGAAATAGAACAATAAGATGCACCCCAAATCACAAGTTTCTCACCACCAGCGGGTGGATTGAGGCTAGAAATCTAAGAATTGGAAGCTTGATTATGACCTCTCCATCGACCAAGACTTTCGTCCGAGACCTTAATTCTGACCAACTACAAATTGTTCTTGGTTCATTCCTGGGTGATGGTCATATTGATAATATTAAAAACAATAAATATAGATTAAGTGTTACGCATGGCCTAGACCAATCCGAATATTGTCGTTGGAAAGCATCTTTCTTTGATTCAAGTATAGTTAATATTAATAAAAATGGATTTTCTGAAAGTTCAGCTATAAAATTTACCACAAAGTCATTTGGACTAAACGGTAACTTTCCAAGCACTAAGTCAACATGCCCTCAGTGGGTGTTGGACTCAATAGATGCTAGGGGGATGGCAATATGGTTCATGGATGACGGATCTATAAAAAGATGGAATAATTCTGGATCTGGTTGCATTTCAACCTGTTCTTTTGATGAGGACTCTCAAAAAAGATTTGTTGAAAAATTTGATTCTCTTGGAATAAAATCACATTATAAAAAATATAAAGCTAGCAATGGTAATGAGTATTTTTCAATTTATTTTAATAAAGATGGATTTAAAAAACTTTCTAAATTAATTGCTCCATATATTCATAATAATATTTCTTATAAGATTTTAAATGATGAAGATGTTATAAAATATAAGTGGAACGAGCCAAATAAAACAAATGGATTAACATCGGTAGATTCTATAAAATATCTCTCTGAAAAAAAGGTAGTTTATGATATTGAAGTTGAAGATAATCATAACTTTATTGTCACAACATCAAAAACAAGCAAAAATCTTGGGGGAGTAATAGCGCATAATTGTCAAGATATGTTCGCCACTGCTATTGGTAATGCCACAAAGACGCTTACTGCTGCAAAATATGGTCCCGTAGGTCAGGGTGTCCAAGTTTATTTTGGAACACCGAAAGAAAAGAACAGTTATTTTTCCTCCCTATGGGATATGTCAGACCAAAGATATTATCACCTTGGCTGCAAAAATTGCAAAGAAACATTTCCATTTTATCTTCCGGATGATAAAAGATGGATGGATATCTGGGTCTCTGGACATACAATAAAATGTCCACTTTGCGCCTGTGAACAGCATAAGATTGAAGCAATAGAGCGTGGAAAATGGGTACCAAGTAGAAACCCCGACGAGTGCAAACTTGTCGGATTTCATATTAATCAGTTATATATTCCATACTTTACAAAAGAAAACATTCTAAATCTTATGCCGGAAAATAATCCCCTGCAAACAGAAAGAATATTTAAAAATGAAGTTGTTGGTGAGTTCTTCTCCGGCGCAGGTCTTCCTATTACTAGAGCAGAAATTTATGAAAAATGTCGTGATGCAGATCGTGCTTTTTCAAGATCAATTAATCCAAGAGAAAAGTCATCTTATCTTGGGGTAGACTGGGGCGGAAAAGATGACGGTAGTGATAGTAACGTAGGACAATCTTATTCTTGTGTAGTAATTCTCTCTGCCCTTCCGGACGGAACACTATTGGTAGAACATGCCCATAAATTAAGAAAACAAGATTTTGATTATAAGAAAGAAACTATTCATGAAATGTATAAAAGATTTGGAGTAAAGCAGGGTCTATCAGACTGGTTCTTTGGACAGGATGTTGTGCACGATCTTCAGCGTCATTATGGTTCAAAATTTCTGGGAGCACAAGGAAGCGGAAATCTTTTAAAGCCTCTAAAATTTAGAGAAGATGAGCTTATAGTTTCCTACAATAAGGACATGATGGTTGAAGAAATTTTTGATCTTTTTAGGAAAGGAAAAATTAGATTTCCATGGAAAAGTTTTGAATATATAGAGTGGCTTATTGACCACTGTACATCTATGGAATCTTCCATCAGAACTATTGGTGGTCAGCCGGTAAAAACTTATGTTAAGGGTCCAAGCCCAAATGACGGACTAATGGCACTAATGTATGCCTATATGGCTTATAAATTTGATGCAACTAAAGGTTTTTCTATTAAACCCGGTATAAATGATAATACGCAATCTGCGCCTAAGCCAGTATTAGCACATCTAAAAAGAAGGATATAATAAATGAGAAGAACTGATAGACCTCCTAGTGATATTACTAAATTTGCAGCATCACAGGTCTCAGATATGAGAAGAGCTGAAATTACAAATGCAGTTAATCGTCAGCAGGATGCTAGGGACATCTCTAAGGCATCTGCAGTAGTTGCTAATAGTCCAGGCTTTAAAAAGAAGGGTTCTATTGCCTCTCCAATGGGTCCTCTCGGAACAACTACCAACTCCGATAGAATGGCTCCAGAGGTCTTCTCTCCACTCTTCCTTTTGGCAAACTTAAACTTGCCAAGAGACAGAGTAACCATGAACGCATGGAATAGAATTTATTATGATACCAACCCCATTGTTAGAAATTCAATTAATCTTCATTCTTCTTATCCAATAAGCAAAATTAATATTTCTTGTAAAAATAAAAAAGTTCAACAGTTTTTTCTTGAATGGGCAGAAAAAATAGACCTCTATTCTATTGTCTATGGTGTGGCTCTAGAGTATTGGAAATTGGGTGAAGCATTTCCATATGCAGAGCTAGACCAAAGCTCCGGAACCTGGAAAAGAATTACCATTCTTAATCCAGACTATGTCCATGTAAAAAGATCTGTTATTGGAGATCAGACTATTGTATCTCTTAGACCAGATGCAACACTCCAAAGGCTTGTTGGATCTACAGACCCTGGTGACCTTGCGATGAAATCAAGGCTTCCTCCACATATTGTTGATTATGTCAGAAGAGGTCAAAACATTCCTCTTGATAATTTTAATGCATCGCACCTTAAACTTTTATCTTCACCTTATGATATCAGAGGAACCTCAATTGTAGTTTCTGTTTATAAGGATTTAATGCTTCTTGATAAAATTCGTGAAGCAAAATTTGCACAGGCTGATGGGATGATTAATCCTCTTACTCTAGTAAAACTGGGTGGAGAGGAATACAAGCCAACTCAGGCTGATCTAGAGGCATTCCGTCAGGTTCTTGAGGAAGCCCAATATGATAAAGACTTCAAAATTGTAACTCACAATGGTGTAGACATTACTCGTGTTGGATTTTCCGGATCCACACTAGAAGTCCAATCAGATCTTGAGTTTATTATGAACAATCTTTATAATGGCCTTATGGCTCCAAAAGCACTATTTGATTCTGAGGGTGCATCATATGCCTCATCTTCCGTTGGTCTGGAAGTTCTTCGTCAAAGATATGACATCTTTAGAAACATGCTAAAGAAGTGGCTAGAGAGAAAAATCTTTGCTCCAATTTGCGAACTTCAAGATTTCTTTGAATATGTTGATGGTGAAAAAAGACTCCAGGTTCCAACCATTGATTTTAACCATATGAATCTTTATGATCTATCTGATTATATTAACGCAATTAATACTTACGTTGGAAATAAACAAATTTCCGTTCAAACTCTTTGTAGAAGCCTTGGATTATCTTATGAAGAAGAGCAGAAGAGACTTAGAGAGGAGTCTATCAATGAAGCTATCATCAATAAGGAAAAGGCAATCCTTGGTGGAATGAGACTTTCTGAACTCCTAGCCCTAGACCCAGATAAGGCCATTCCAGAGCCTCCAGAAGAGGTTACTCCCGCCGAGAGTCCAGAGGGTGGCGGTGAGGCTTCTCCGGGTCTTCCCGGCCTTTCTGGGCCTCCTGGCGGCGGCGGTCCTCCTCCACCAGCTGGCGAGTAATAAAAGAAAACTGCTAATATTTTATTCTTTTTTATGAACAATAAGAAAGCATCAAATGGTGGTTCTACAACCACCCCACTTTATGAGACAACCGGACCTGATGGAAAGAAGATAACATTCACTCCAGCAGATCTGGTTGCCGGTGGAGGTCACATAAAGTCAGAAAGCGGAAGAACTTTTAAGCCAAAGAAATACAAAGGAAAATCTCTAGGTGATAGAATCACAGGAAAAGATTTTGGCAAAACTAAAAAATGAAAAAAATATCCTATAGAAACATATTGCCAAGAGGGCAGCAAAAAATAACTTCTGATAAGTTGCCAACTATCGGAAGCTCTGACTCTGCCACCGAATCTGGCGGCAGAGCAGGATATCTTTTTACTGGATTACCAGATACTCATCCTCTTCCTGATGAACCCATGACAACAGAGCATGTTGGACTAATAGATGACTTTCTATCTATGGCAGACGAACTAGATAACGATGGCCTAGAGTCTGAAGCAAATTTTATTGATTTTTTAATTCAAAAATTTGCCGCAGTCTCCATGCCTCCATCTGAAGAAGAAAAATATATAGAGTATATTTATAAAATATATAACTCTGATATTCCAAACTCATTATCTAAAATAAAAACTTTAACTGCTGATTATTCTAAAAAAATAAAAGAAACAATGTCAACAGGTCTTGATAAAGAATCTTCTAAAAAAGAATCATTTGGCTCTGCTCTTATGAGAGAAGGTATTAATGCTTAAAAATGCACAATATAGAGAAGCTGATCCAAAGTATGTTGCGGAAGAAGTTTCCAAAATTATTAGGGTAATTATCAGCAAAATGTCCATTGAATCTCAAAATAGGGCAAAAATTAATCTTAAAAATAGAGTTTTAAGATTAGTCCCACAAGAAATGAGTGGCAAGAAAACTCCCGCTGGAGCATCAATTGGAACTAGTATTGCTTTAATTAAAAATATATTAAATGGAAGAGATGGCTATTTTATAAAATCAGTCATAGATGAATTAGTAACATTACTATAAGAGAAGGCCATGAAAAAATACTCATCATCAACATTAACTACAAGAAAAGAGCCATCTGCTCATGATTTTGATTCATCAACTGATGAAAAAACTTTTTACCAAACATTCAATCCGACCGGTGGAAGTACCCAAGAGGGCCAATCTCTTGGACAGTCTATCCCACCAACTCCCGGATACGCATCTGGTGGAATAATAAGCCCAGTAAATGACGCATCTGATGGTGAAGAATTTTCAACTCCCGGGCCAAAAGAAGCATCTATATCCACATTTAAAGGTATGGTTTCCACTGGAAATTGGTCATCAATAGCTACTTTTAATCTTAATCTTGATATTGATAAAATTCAAAAATATTCCTCATCTAATTCTTTTGGATTAAAAAAAGATCTTAGGTTTTCACCTATAGATAAAAAATATGATCTTTTTTATTTTGATTTTTCAGAAATTAAAAAAGCAGATCTTCCATATTGCATAAATAACGCCTTAGCATCATCCAGACCATCTTCAATTGGATTTATATCTGGAATCGGTTCTGATAATTTTAAACAAATTAGTTCTCTTGGATTTATTAAATCTAATTCTTTATCAACTGAAAATGTTTTCTTTTTAAAGAAAAATGATTTATCTAAAATATCACATATTAAAATATTAAATTTTAACGGTTCTCAAAAAGCAGAATTTTTGTGTGATGTTGCTTTGAATTTAGAAGACAAAATAGCTGGACTTCAACCATATAAAACTTTAAAGTATGGCTCAGGATTGCTATTTCCTTATGATAGACCTCAAGATGTGACTTATCATATGGGAACCGTATCATTTCCAATTGATATAATTTTTGTTCAATCATCTGGAAAAATAAAAAAGATTGCAGAAAATATTGCTCCAGGAACGTTGGGAGTTTTTGGAGCATCTGATGTAGCTATGGTTCTTGAAATTTCAGGTGGTGCTAGCAAAGAGTTGGGGTTAATTCCCGGAGATTATGTTAGCAAAAATATAGTTACTGCCGAAAGTATAGACAATTTTAATAAATTATATGGAAATTATGCTTTAAGAAAAAACTTTTATGTAAAAAAAGCATCTTTTACAAAAAATATTTCTTTTGGAGAATTTGAAATAATTAATGTTGATGGAACTGAAAATAGTCCATCAAGAATGATTAAGGCTGCTTCACTTATCACCAGGCCTATAATTCAAAAAGACCTATCTATATATAATTTTGATGATATTTTATTTTCTAATTTTGGGAAAATTAATGATTTAAATTTTTCTAATTTTATACAGAGTAGCGAAAATAACCTATCATTTACCAAGTCGGCATCTCTATCTAATTTTATGGCGGTCAGATCGTTTACGCCTCCAGAAGTTAGAAGAGCATTTTATTTAATAAAAGAAGACCTTGCTTCAAATAAGCGTGTAGTTATTGCAACTAAAATTTCTAATAATTTAGATCTTTTAAAATCATTAATTATTAAAAGAGCATCTGAAGAGGTAGTTTTTAATAAGAACATTCATTCTATAGATATAATATCTGTTCCAACTAATTTTATAGAATCGCATAAAGAAGATCTTATGGAAAGATTTTCTTCTTCATCAATTTCCTATAAAAATATATCTTTAGTCAAAGAGGCAGGAGCTCCAATTTCTGATGAAGTAAAGTCTCAAGCATCAAAGTGTGTTGAGTTGTTGTCTGATGTCAAAGATAATTTAGATGAAATTTTATCTTCTTTTAAAAATAACTCTGAACAATATTTAAAAAACAAAGATAAAGAAGACCTTATAAAAGGATCAAAACAATCTTATAATTTATCTTGTAAAAGAATTTCTAAAAAAATTGTAAAAATGCTTTTAAATGTAAAAGATATAATTAAAAAAATGAATGATGTAAAAGATATCTCATCTGTTGACGAAAAAGTAGAATCACTATCTCTTTCTTGTAAAGAATTTGTTGATGTTGCCGAAGACATTTTTGAATTAGAAACAAAAATAAAAGAATCAGATTTTGTTGATAAATTATCTACAGAAACTAATAAAATTGAAAAATCTGCAGAAGATGTAGGTAATAATATTAAGAATTTTTCTGATTATATTTTAAAGAATATTTTAAACAAAAAAGTTTTATCGAGGTAAATAATGTTTGTAAAACATGGAGATGACACTAAGTCATTTTCAATAGAGAAGACTGGTGGTAGTTGTGAAATTTGTAATCAACAAAAAATTAATATTAATGGGAAAATAGAATGTGGTTGTTCTGAAAATAAAATTTTTGAAAAGTCTAAAAAAATTCTTACACAGGACAATCTTTCGGCTAATTTTCAAGAAAATAAGCGAGTAGAAGATGTTTAAAAAAATAGGTTATTCTCCATCACCAATTACCCAACTATCAAAAGACGCAGTTCTTGCCGATCCTGTTATTATCGAGAGAATGACAAAGCTGGCTCACGAGATCAAGAGTCTTGCCGCAAAGTCTGATGACTTTCTTTATTTCTCTATTATCTTTCTTAAGTCAGCAGAATCAGCCCTTCTTGATGAAGCAGGAAATCTGAAGAAAGTAGGAAATGATAGAGCTTGGGGTTACTTTGATGAGGGCTGGAAGTGGCATGGAAATGTCAAACCACACAAAAATAACAACGGTGATATCTTTCCAGAAATAGAATTAAAGAAGGCGGCCTCCAAATGGATCGGAATGCCTCTCTGTAAAGATCATGAATCATCCTCCGTTGATGGAATCAGAGGTATCATTCTTGATACATATTATGATGACAAAATGAAGCAGGTAGTTGGTCTTTGCGCTCTTGATAGAGTAAATTATGGAGATCTCGCAAGAAAAGTCGAGACTGGTGTAGTAAGATATGGCTCAATGGGTACCGCAGTAGAAACCTCTGTTTGCTCCGATTGTCAGAATTTTGCAAAAACTGCAAATGAATATTGCAGTCACGTTAAGGGCCGTACTGCATGGGGCGAAGTTAACGTAGGACTCAAGCCAATCGAATACAGTTTGGTTGTTCAGCCTGCAGAACCTGGCGCAATACTCCTTCGCTGT